GAGCAGGAAGTGGTCGTGATGTTGCTTCAAGAATTAAGGATGGAAGAGCTATTACTAGAGATCAAGCTAAAGAATTTGATGAAATAGTTGCTAAAGAATCTAGTGGTTTTCAAATTAAAAAGTACGGTGGCAAAGTTAAACGTAACATGGGTGGTAAAGTCAAACGTAACATGGGAGGTAAAGTAACTCCTAGAAAGAAAACAGTCTTTCGTAGAGGTGGTGGCAAAGCTTTACGAGGAATGGGTAAAGCTACCTATTCTAATAAGATGTACTAATGGATTACGGTAGTACTGATAAGATAGATTATAGTGTACGTAAGCCAGACAAAGAAGACTACACAGATTGGCACGTATGGTTTCAAGACTACTGTGATTATCTAGTACAGAGATACAGGAACACTTATGGCACTAAAGACTAAGAAAAAAAGAAAGCCTAGTAATATGAAGGGCATGACCATTGGAGGAGGACAAAAACGTCCTACCAAATCTGGTGCTGGTCTTACTGCCAAGGGTGTTGCTAAATATAGAAGACAGAACCCCGGATCTAAACTAAAGACTGCCGTAACTGAGAAGAACCCTACTGGTAAGAAAGCAGCAAGACGTAAGAGCTACTGTGCTAGATCATTAGGACAAATGAAAAAATTCCCCAAGGCTGCTAAGAATCCAAATAGCAGACTTAGACAAGCTAGAAAGAGATGGAGATGTTAAATGTATAAACCTAAAAGAGTATGGGACAAAAGAACTGGTAACCTAGTATATGTTGATAGTGTTAAAGATTTTATAGCAGAACAGAAAGCATCTAAAGTAGAAGCTTCAGTTGTAAAGGAAGAAGAAATTGTTGAAGCCGAAGAAGAAATCATCGAAGTCGAAGAAACTGACGAAGAGTCAGACTGACACTTTAAAGAAACATTCAGTTCATCACACTAAAAAACATATGTCTTTTATGAGAAGTGAGATGAAAAAAGGTAATACTTTTACGAAAGCACATACTGCTGCTATGAAGAAAGTAGGTAAATGAGTACTTGTAAAAACTGTGGACATGATTCTCATTGTGGAGTAGCTTTAACTAAAGTAATAGATAATGAGAATAAAGAAATAGAAGTATGTAAACAATGTAGTTGCAGTGAATGCACTGTTAAAACAGATTGGGGTTAAGATGGCAGCAAAAAAGTCTAGTGGCACAGCTACTAAACGTGATCCTAAGAAATGGGCTGCTGCTAAAGCTAGAGCAAAAGCTAAGATGGGTGGTAAGCATTCAGCAAGGGCAATGCAACTAGCAGTTAAGTATTACAAAGGTTCAGGTGGAACATACTCAGGACCAAAGAAAAAGAAAAGCAATAAACTAAGTAAGTGGAGTAAGCAGAAATGGAGAACCAAGTCAGGGAAACCGTCCAGCAAGACAGGAGAAAGATATCTTCCAGCGAAGGCAATCAAAAGCCTGTCATCAAAGGAGTATGCAGCGACCACGAAAGCAAAGAGAAGGGGGACTGCTGCCGGAAAGCAGTACGTTAGACAACCTAAGAAGATTGCAAGAAAGACAAGAAAGTATAGGAAAGCATAATGGCAGTATCAGGAACATACAACTTTAATCTAGACATAGATGAAGTTATACAAGAGGCTAGTGAAATGATAGGGGGAGAAGATACCCTTGGTCATGAACCTGCTTCTGCAAGACGTTCTATTAACCTTATGCTTAAGGATTGGCAGAACAGAGGTATACTTCTATGGACTACAGGAACAACGGCTGTAACTCTATCAACCAGTGTGACATCATACGAGCTAAGTAGTAATACTATTAATGCTCTTGAAGTTGTACTTAGCAGAGGTGCTACAGATATACAGCTTACAAGGATTACTCCAGAAGAATACTTAATCATACCTGCACCAACTCAAACAGGAAGATCATCACAGTATAGCATACGTAGAGGTAGGGATAATCCTACATTATCTGTATGGCCTATACCAGAAAACTCTACAGATATACTTAAGATAGAAACAGTAAGTGATATGACTGATGTAGATAGGTCTGCTGATCAGAATGCAGATTTACCTAAAAGATTTTTACCGTGTTTGACAATGGGACTAGCTTACTATATGTCTATGAAGCGTCCTCTTGTACCAGACACTAGAATAGGAATGTTAAAAACAAACTACGAGGAAATGTTAGCTAGAGCAATGGAAGAAGATCGTGAACGTGCTTCTCTCTATTTGTTACCTAGACTGACATTTTATACTTAATGTCAAGAGGTAGAACAACAAACGTATTAGCTATGTGTGATACATGTGGATTTGTGTATCAACGTAGTGTAATGAGATTAAACAGTTATGGATTACTTGTGTGTCCTGAAGACTTTGAGGGACAATATGACTTAAAGAATAGTCCATTAAATCAAGTGCCAGATGTTAGAGACAATCCTATGGTACAAGATCCTAGACCTGATACAGGTGGTAGGGGAATAACATGGGATCAATATGCACAATGGGAGACAATAAATCCAATAACACTTGCTCCTATTATAGGTAATACAACGTGGCAACTTGCAAATAGAACGTGGGATTCAATATGACAAATTTTACTGGTAAACTTATATCTAATACGTACAGGTCATTACTTACAGTTAATGCAAGTACAACAGGGACAGGTGTTACAACCTCTCTAGCAAACGTACAGACAGCAGATGGTACTCAGACTGCACTGCGAATAGCAACCAACTCTGTACATATTAATGGAACCTTTGGAGTGTCAGGAGCAGCTAGTCTAGCTTCAACACTACATGTAACAGGTACGGTATGTGCTGCTAAATACTTTGGAGATGGTTCAGCATTAACAGGACTAACAGCTTCTATTGGTGGTAGTATCTCAGTAGGTAATGCTCTCATAGATGGGACAGTCACAGTAACAGGTACAGCTATCTTTAAGGATGATGTCTCTGTAAGTGGAGCCTTGGCTGTAGCAGGTAATACCTCTATAGGTGGCACACTGGTTAATACTGGAGCAGGTACGTTTAGCTCAACAGTTACAGTCGTAGGTAAGGGAACCTTTAAGGATGACGTATCAGTTAGTGGTGTTCTAGGAGTTAAGGGTAATGTATCAGTAGAAGGTAATACTTCTCTAGGTGGTACTCTTGCAGTAACAGGAGTAGGAACCTTTACAGCTAAGACTGAATTTAAGAATGATGTGTCAGTCAGTGGAAACTTAGATGTAGCTACTAATGTGTCAATAGGTGGTACAGCAGTATTTAAAGATGATGTCTCAGTTAGTGGTAATGTAAATGTAAATGGTAATGTAACAGCAGTATTCTTTTACGGTGATGGACGTAACCTTTCTAACGTAGAAGCTGAGTTAGGTATTACAACAAACATCTCAGTCTCAGGTTATATTAATGTAGGTGACTTTGTATCAGTCAGTGGTACTCTTAATGTTGTAGGAGCAGCCACATTTAAAGATAATGTTTCAGTTAGTGGTAACTTAGCTGTAGGTACTAATGTTTCTGTAGCTGGTGCAGTAAGTGTAGTAGGTGCAGTAGACTTTAATAGCACATTAGATGTAGCAGGTAATACTTCAATAGGTGGTACGTTCTTAGCTACAGGTGCAGGTACTTTTAAAGATGATGTGTCAGTATCAGGTAATACAAGACTGCTAGGTACAGTCACAGTTGGAGGAGCAGTCAGTCTTGCTTCATCACTCAGTGTTGGAGGAGCAGCTAACTTTGGATCTACAGTAACCATAGCAGGTGCAGTCAGTCTAGCATCTAGTCTTAACATAGGTGGTACAGTAACAATCAGTGGTGCTAATGTTCAAGCAACAAATGCAAAAGTATGTGCATCAGCTTTCTTTGGAGATGGTTCTAACTTAACAAATATCTCAGCCTCTATAGAAGGTAACATCTCTGTTAATAATGCAACAGTAGGTGGTAACTTATTTGTAGGTGGTACTGTTACAGTAGTAGGTGCAGGTACTTTTAAAAATGACGTATCTGTAAGTGGCAATACAAGATTACTAGGAACTGTAACTATAGGAGGTGCAGTAAGTTTAGCATCTTCACTCAGTGTAGGTGGTGCTGCAAACTTTGGTTCTACTGTTACAATAGCAAGTAATGTAAGTATAGCTGGAACAGGAACAGTAGGAGGTGTATTTGCTGTATCAGGAGGAGCAATAGATTTAAGAACAAGTTCTTCAGATCCAGCATATATTAGATTTTACTGTGAGACTAATAACGCTCACTATGCTCAGTTAAGATCACCACCACATGCTTCTTATAGTGGTAATATAACAATTACTCTACCAACAAGTACTGTTACGATTGTAGGAACATCAACAACAGATACCTTAACAAATAAAACTTTTGGAGATGCTACTAAATTTGAAGGTGCTGTAACAGTTGAAGGTGCAACACATCTTCAGAGTACAGTATCTGTAGGTGGAGCAGCTAAGTTTAATTCTACTGTAACAATAACAGGAGCAGCAGGATTTTTAAGTACAGTAACAGTCAGTGGAGCTACAGGCTTTCTAACAACAGTCAGAGTAGCTGGAGCTACATCTCTAGAAGGTGCAGTCAACTTAGCAAGTACTCTTACAGTCACTGGAGCAGTTGTTTTAAAAGATAACGTATCCATAGGTGGTACTGTTAAGATGGGAAGCACAGCAACCATATCAGGTGCAGGAGGCTTTTTAAGCACCATCAGAGTAGCAGGAGCAACTTCTCTGGAGAGTACTGTAGTAATAGGTGGTACTGCCACTATAACAGGCAATACAGGCTTCCTAGGTACAGTCAGAGTTAGTGGTGCAGTATCACTTGAAGGTGCTGTAGTCGTAGGAGGTACAGCTACCATCACAGGTAACTCAGGTTTCTTAGGAACTGTCAGAGTCAGTGGTAATACAAGTGTAGGTGGTACGTTTGCTCTTGCTAAGTCAGCAGCAGCAGCCGTACATACCACAGCAATCAATGGAGTAGCTAGTGTATCTTTAAATTTAGGTATAGCACAAAACTTCTTGACAACTGTGACAGCAGCGCATACAATGGCAAGACCAACAAATGCTAGAGTAGGACAAACAGGAAGTATATTCTTTGTACAATCAGGTGGTAGTGGTACACTATCATGGAATGCTTGTTGGAAGTTTCCAGCAGGATCTGATCCAACCTTCTCTACCTCTGGTGGTGCAGTGGATAGACTAGATTATATAGTAGCTTCTATTTCTAGTGATGACACTGGTGAAAATATACAAGCAATACTATCGCAGGAGTATAGTTAATAATGTTTAATAATAATTTGTTAATGGGTGCAGCATCAGCAGGTGGAGAATCTTTAGTAGAA